CTTCAGTCCAGTGCCAGCATTACTCAAGTTTCGGGTATGCCTCGGGCATACCCACGTGGATCAAGTGCTCCTACTGCGATGACTTCCACTGCACCATCCACCACGAGCATGTGGCCGATTGCGACTGCCCGAGTATCGACGTGTGGCTTGATTACAACCTGGACCCGTATTCTCCTGTCGAGGAGTACCAGATACCACGCCTGCAGGCGATGCTGAGCCAGAACCCGGCCTGCGATCCATCCGAGGAAACTGACGACTCTGTTGCAGCCTTTGACCCCTCTGAGGAGCATTTCTGATGTACGGTGAACTTCAAGATTTGATGAACTCAGGCGGTTACAGTTTTGCAGAAGTGTGGCTCCTCGGCTTCGTCGCATTAATGTGGGAGTTCCCGTTTTTCTGGGCGGCATTTCTGAGTGCGGTGTTCGGACACTATGCCGTCCAGATGGTGAAGGTGTTGGTGACGTTGATCACCATTATGCCTATTGGCCGTCGGGGCGTGACAAGGTACAAGCAGTTCATGCTGATCTGGAGCTACGTCAGTGCTCAGCGCACGACCAGGATGCCGATAAGCACCATCACTCGCTCCCGTAAGGTATTCATCTTTGCACGCACGTTGATGAACCTGATGCCAGGGTATTGGAACGTGAGAGACGCTGACTTTGCCCAGCTGCATAAGCTGGTGGAGGGGTGGTGCCCATTTGGAGCGAAGGTGTGGCTGAACGGGGTGGCGATGAAAGTTACGTGGTACCCGAACTTCAACTGGGAACGTCGGGATGAGCATCTGACCATTTGAGGAGTCTCAAATCAATTCTGGGCTCCATAACCTTTCCACAACCTTTTTCCACAAATAAGTTGGCCCCACAGAGTTCCTTTTGTAGGACCCACAAATAAGTTGGCCCCACAGGCGACCAAACCTGTGGGGCCGTGAAAGTTGGGGACCAACCCAACTCCCTAACCAAAAGACCACTAGAACGACCAAGAACTAGCGGCAAAGCCAATATCGCACAATCAGCCTTTGCCATCAAGTTATTTGGTTAAACCATAAATAGGTAAAGGCAAAACTGATGGCAGATACCGTTACAGAAGGCTTCCTCACACGCATTAACTCCCGCGTGGACTCGATAGAAGGGCAGGCGAAGCACTCCGAGTGGGTGCAGAAGCACACCAGCATTGAGGGCCGGCCATTCAGCTTTCAGGACCACGAGATGCAGCAGGAGATATTCGACGATCCTGCCTCCCGTATCGCTGTCAAGAAGTGCTCACAGATCGGCCTGTCAGAGCTGCAGGTGCGAAAACTGCTGACCATTGCTGCCGTCGCCCGGTACGTCCGAGTGATCTACACACTGCCAACCCGGCAGTTCGCCATGCGATTCTCGAAAGACCGTATCGACTCGACCATTGCTCAGTCAGAGACCCTGAGCGGGATGTTGAAGCGCGGCGCTGATGCTGCAGAGCAGAAGATTTTCACCAACTCAAACGTCATCTATGTCACTGGTACCTTCGGTGACGTATCTGCGATCTCAGTACCTGCCACCTATGTCGTAAACGACGAGCTGGACTTCTCCAACCTCGAAGTCATCGGCAAGATGTCCTCGCGTCTGCGTCACGCCCCGATGAACAAGGATGGGTATCGAGGCTTCCACTACAAATTCAGCACTCCCACGCTGCCCAACTTCGGGGTGGCCGAGGCATTTGAATCCGGCAGTCAGGCGTACTACATGGTGCAGTGCGAGAAGTGCAATCACTATCAGGCACCGAGCTGGTACAAGGACTTTGTGATCCCTGGGTGGGACAACCCGCTCGATGAGTTGGATGGCCAGGTTGTCAGAATGCTCATGGACAGAGGACTGCACCAGAACGCCTACCTAAAGTGCGAGAAGTGCGGCCACGACCTGCAAAACTCCCTGCTTGACCCTGCCAAGCGGCAGTGGGTCCGCAAACACCCGGATCGGGTTGAGAGTTCCTACCAGATCAGTCCGTGGGATGTCCCAACCTACAACACTCCCAAGTCGATCCTGACGCAGTTTCCTGAATACGCCCGTACCATGGACTTCTACAACTTCGTACTCGGCCTTGAGTATGAGGACGCTGATTCGGTATTCATCACTGAGAACTTCAGGACCCAGGTGCAGGCGCAGTGGAAGGCATACATCGAGGATCAGGTAGAAGTCGGCGCCCTAATGCGGATCATCTTCTCCAATGCGGTTGCCGGGATGGACGTGGGCAAGATTTGCCACTTCACCGTGGCCATACCGCAGGGTAAGTCGATGCACATCGTCTATGCGGAGGAGATTCACCACACCCAGGCCAAGCCAGCCAAAAACAAGATCATGGCCAGGATCGCCTATTTTGGCGTCAGGACGTTCTGTATGGACGCCGGGCCAGACATCACACTGGTACGAGAACTCACGTCCTGGGGCTGGATGAATGGCGTGAACGCCTATGCGGTGGAGTACGTGAAGAAAGTAGGCCTGAAGACCTACGAACTGCCGGATGATCCTGCTTCCGAACCGGTGGCCAAGGTCAACAGGACCAACATGTTCTCTGACCTGATGAAGCTGCACAACACCGGTTACATCCAGTATCCGCGCCGGGATGCCGCGCCGATCATGGATGTGTTCAAGGAGCAGGTCACCAACGTCAAGAAAATCTCCCGCGAGGACGGCACCGGCGACATGGTCGAGGTCATCGTGAAAACCGGGCCGGACCACTTTGGCCACAGCCTCAACTACACCTACCTGGCGTACTTGATCGCATCAGAGGGTGGCAGGACCTCAGTGGTGGGGGCATTGCCCGGTGTCTCAGGGGTCAGGATGAAAGACCCAGGCCGCAAAGACGATGACGATTTGCGTGACCCATTTGCGGGGTACCGCCGACGCTAAAACATCCTTTGTCCAAATGTACATTTGACACTTAGGCACAAACAAATGTACATTTGGACATATGCCAACTAGCTTCTGACCAAAAGTGACCAACATGACCACACCTGTTAAAATGGATGTAATGCCGCACAAGGCATATTGCGCCCTGATCGGTAAGGGCGATCAGTACGTCAAAGGCAAGATCAAAGACGGCAAATGGGAGGAGGGTGTTCAGTTCTTCCATGATCCCGATGGCCAGATTTGGGTCTCTCTATCAGGTGTGGAAGCGTGGGTGAAAAGCAGTATCCAACGGGCGTCCGGCCATACGGCTCAGGCATCCAAATCCGTTTCAGCTGGGACAAGAAGCGCTACGAGCCAATCTGGCCGCGCAAGCCGAGCCCGAAAAACCTCGCAGCAGCCTCAGCCCTTCGTGCTGAGATAACTCTACGCGCCAAAAGCGGGATACTCTCACTCGAATATCTCGCTGACCACTTCCCAGAATACGCCCACGCCAAAGAACATTCTGAAGCCAATCCGAAGTACCTCCTTTGCACCCTGGCACAGGATTTCCTCGATAACAGCGGGATGCCTGCCAACAGCAGAACGTCATACCGTCAGCAGCTCAATGCCTACGTGATGCCAGAACTGGCTCAGGTCGATGTTCGATATTGCACAGAGGGCGACCTGGTAGCGTGGAGCCGTGCACAGGCATTCACCTCCCAGTCTGTACGCAACATCGCTTACAGCGCCCTGCGAAAAGTTATGGCCTTGGCAGTGAGTTACGGGTACATCACAAAGTCACCGGCTGAAGCATTAAAGATCACCAAAGACACTGACACCGAGCCTGACCCACTGACCCCTGAAGAGCGAGACACTGTACTCGCCTGGCTGGAGAAAAAGTACACAGGCCGGCAGAGGGCGATCTACCTGTATTACGTTCTGGGATTCTGGACAGGGATGCGGCCAAGCGAGATGATTGCGCTGGAGCTGAGGGATGTGATGTTGAGCACCGGACGAGTGTCAGTCTCGAAGCTGATCTCGAAGGGGCAGGTGCAGAATTACACCAAGACCAAGAAAAGCCGGATCGTACTGATGAACGAATTCTCTCGCCAGGCGTTTGAGGAGCTGCTGGAATTGGGAAAGGGCAATCCTGTTTCCCATAGGCTACTCTGGACGTGCCGGGCGCCAGAGGGATTCAAGAGCCTCACCACGTTCCGTGATCGGCTGAACCAGGCGTTTGTGGAGTCTGGCATTCGTGTCAGAAGTACGTATTCTATGCGCCACACCTATGCGTCGGTGTGCCTCATGGCAGGCATCACGCCTGCGTTCGTTGCCCAGCAGTTAGGAAACACCGTACCGGTGCTTTTGAGCCGGTATGCGAAGTGGATCAGTTCCGATGCCGACATGCTTGAAATGTCGAAATTGGGAAAATAATGGGAAACGGAAAATACCGACGCTTGTAACCGCCTGATATTAAAGGCGTTTTGAAAACCTCTTGATAAGACATGGTTGTCAACGCTAATCCGTCTCGATCCACCACGACCCATAAAACAATCACTTACCCATCATTTTGGTTCGACACAGTGGGAAAATTGGGTTCAATTTTGGGAAAACAGGATCCTTAAAAGTCCATTTGGGAAAAAATTTGGGAAACTGGGAAAGGTCATAATTGCCTGTCTGATAACCTGATTTCTTGACAGGCTTGTACAAATGTACATTTGTACATAAAATGGCGATCATGTACTCCATGGTGATCGTCAATGGCCGCAGTCTCGTCAGGTAAAAAGCAGCAAGTCATCTTGCCAAAGCGGCAGGTTGGCAAGGTGCGTTCCGGCACTCCTTACGCAGGGGAACGGGGCTCTGACATCTCGAACCCCTATGAGCGGTTTGTAGAAGAGCTGTCCAGTGTCCTCCGTAAGCGCGGGGACTCTACGGCTATCATCCGGGCGCTCGCCGCCCAAGACGGCATGATGTCCACCGCCGTCTACTCCATGGTTCAGATTGCAAAAACCGAACACGACGTAATCGCCTACGACAGCGAGACAAACGCTGCATCGAAGGAAGGTACGTTGATCGCCCAGTACATCATGGGACTGATGGATACCCTCAGCGATTACAGCAAGGGCTTCAACCACAAGCGCTCGATCAACGCCGTCAAGGAAACCCTCATCCGCGAGGTGGGCCTGACAGGCGGCTGCGCAGGTGAGCTGGTCCTGAATGATCAGATGCTGCCAGATCGCATCCAGGTCGTCGCCTACAACACCATCAGCAAGAAGTCTGATGGGAAGGGCGCCTACTACCCGACCCAGAAAGCCTCCAGCGGTGGCGAGGATGTGGAACTCAACATCCCGACGTTCTTTGTGGCCGAGAGCAACCTGGAAGCCGAAGACGCTTATGCGTTCTCGTTGTTCCGCGCCGGCCTCAAGCAGTCGTTCATGTTGCAGGAGTTTCTGGAAGATACCCGCCGTGGCGTTCGCAAAACTGGACACAGCCGTCTGGTCGCCAAGCTCATCACCGAGCAGATTGCGGCCACGGCCAGCCAGGAAACCAAGAACGACCCCAAGAAAATGGCGGCGTACTTGGCACAGGTCAAGGCCGATGTTGAGACAGCACTTGCCGGTATCGAACCAGACGACGCAGTGGTCTCGTTCGACTCTGTAGAGTTCAGCGTGGAAGACACCGGTGGCAACAAGTCTGACTACGCACCGCTGCTGAAACTGCTGTCGAACATGACTGGCAGCTCGATGAAGACTCCTAGCTCCATCTCTGGCCTTCGCACAGATGGCTCCCAGTCATTGAGTAACGCAGAGACACTGACCTACCTCAAGATCGCCAAATCACTCACCGCCCCGGTAGAAGACCTGATGAGTCGAATACTGACTCTGGCTACACGTCTGTATGGTCTCCCGGTGTACGTGAAATTCAAGATGCGCGAGATCGACTTGCGCCCTGACAGTGAGCTGGAAGCCTACAAAACAGCTCGTCAGAACAGAATCCTTCAACTGCTGTCGTTCGGCCTTATGGACGATGTTACCGCCAGGTGCGACCTCGGCATCCGAATCACTTCGGACATGACAGAGCTGGCAGGAACCGGTTTTTACACCGCCTCCCAAGGTGAACCAGAAGCACCCGTAGATCGGGCAGATGCAATGGGCAAAGACCTGAA